GAAAAGTTGAAGAAGCAAGACGCGTATTGGATACCATTAATGTTATCTTTAGGACGAGATAGATTGAGAGGCTTGCGCGTTGAGAGCCCTATTTTTAGGTATTGGTGTTTACCAATGAGTTGCTCGCTCAACTGTCCACAACGGGATGCGAATATAATGCTAAGCGCATACCCGACATGGTGCATTGGGAATTGTTTGATGATTAGAAAAGAGTGTGAAGATCACAATGCAGAAGTTAAACTGCAAGAACAAAACGAAAAATCCCTGGAAGAGCAATCAGGGTATGTTCCAATCTCGAGAGGAGTGGAACATGATTTGAGAAGAGCGTTCGAATTGCTGGACAGGGTTTTACGGAATCTTCCCAGAATGATGAACGATGATTTGTGCATCAACCGAGCAAACATGCTTTTGCGACACGCTAACGACCTCATTGTTTTCTCTCAGGAGTTACTTGAGGATCCCATGCAAGCTTTGGAAGAGCAATCAGGCCCAATTGAGAATGTAGAATCGCATAAGGGGCATAATGTGGAAACCGAGTGGAATGTGGCGTTTCATGACGCAGATGGAGGTTATACTTTGAATATGGAAGTTCCAGATGACGATGTTCGTAAGACGCGCTTGGATGTTGCCACTAATTACAAAGATGATTTGGAGAGACCTGCTTTGATAGCTGATTTCAAGTGGCAATATGGAAATGGTTCGCAAGGCGCGAAATTTTCTGTATGGGAACTTTTGCGTACACAGCCTTTTATTAGGGATCGTTTGAGGAATCACAAGTTGTTCAGAGGCGATTTGGTACTTAAAAGTGTCATTAACGGCAATGCATTTTACTATGGTAGAGCTCAACTTTGCTATAGGTATTTTCCGTTTTTGGATGCTTATGGGATGCCAACTATTGGACGTGGACGATCATGCATAATATCTCAGTTGCCTCGGATGCTCATTAATCCCACAAATTCTTCTGGTGGTGAGATGGTGATTCCATTTCATCATTTCCAAGATTTCATTGATTTATCAACTGATTCTTTTGAAGATATGGGAGAGCTGGAATTCGACGTATTAGCAGCTTTGCAGCATTTGTCAGGCACGGCTCCGGATTTGACGATCAAAATCTACGCATATTTTAAGAATGTGGAGACTTTCGGTTTGACCGCTATTGATTACTCAAGTGACCCATTAACTTTGGTGTCTCAAATGGGAGAAATTGATGAGGCAAATTCGAAGGGCGTCATTTCAGGCCCAGCTTCTCAGGTTGCTTCAATAGCACGTGTGTTGAGACAGATACCCTTCCTTAAACCTTATGCAATGGCCACTGAAATTGCCGCAACAGGTGTAGGCAAGGTGGCTAAGATATTTGGTTACAGTAGACCTCGCATCACTGCTGAAGGCATGAGATATATGCCTGATGGATTTGGTGCTTCGGCTTTGACTGATGTACCTAGCGCTGTGCACTCGTTGGCTGTGCATGAAAAGAATGAGTTGAGTGTTGATCCGAGAATAGCTAACGATAAGCCATACGACAGTTTGGCCATAACATCGATTGCCTCAAGAGATTCATTCTGGGGTTCTTTCGATTGGGATGAATCTATGCTTACAGGTCAGCGCTTAGCCCAGTTTAAGGTGAACCCTTTGTATATTGTGCGACGTGATGATGATCCTACTGGCATGGCATTCACCGCTTTGGCAGCTGCGGCTTTTCCTTTTGATTATTGGACTGGGTCCATTATCTTTAGGTTCAGTGTAGCATGTAGTGGATTGCACAAGGGTCGTCTACGTATTGTTTATGATCCCACTGGGGGAACAGATATGTCTATACAAGATATGCAGAAGAACACAATGAAGATCGTGGACATTGCAGATGAACCTGACTTTTCTGTCCAAGTTGGAGTCCACCAGTCAACAACTTTCTTGGAGACTAGCAAGGATTATTTTGATCCAAATCCCGCATCAGTTTGGGGTACTGACATGTGGACAACTGGCAACACAGCTTTTGCGCAGAGGCCTCTGACCACATCTGAAAATGGAACAATAATGATCTTTGTGGAGACACCATTGTCATCACCTGACTTAGCCACCAGTACAAATGTTGAGATTGTCTCACACGTGTGTGGTGGAGAAGATTTTGAAGTGGCATCTCCTAATGATCACATTGCAGCTTTAGCGCCTTATAAGGAGAATTCCGCCATTCCTCCTTTGCCACCACAAAGTGGAGACGTTGAGTCTGATAAGGGTGCAAGTGCTGCATTAAAAGATGGAGCTCCAATGCAAGGCCCCACAATGATGCTCACTGGCATGAAATGTTCTGAAAATATGAATAAGGTGTACATGGGGGAGAGAATCACTTCCTTGAGACCTCTCACAAAGAGATACGCTTTTCATAGATTAGCCCAATTGCTTTCGGGCAACGCAACAGATAGTGCAACTTTTGTTTTCGGTGTGCGTTTGCCTTATTGCGGCCTTATGCCCGGTGAAGTTGACAGAGTGGACAATGCTGCTCCAATTCAATACACCTTTGCAGGGCTAACTATGGCCCAGTATGTGAGCCTGATGCATGCTGGAACTAGAGGTGCCATGCGTTGGAAAGCCATTTACAGTAGCGGTTTCAACGATGATGAGGCAGTCATTTATGGAAAACGCGTTCATATAAGACCAGGTGAGGAGTATTCCTTCCCATTCTTGACGCAAAATATGTCTCTTTCTCCAAATAGGGACAATTATTTCCTATTCAATGACGGCACAGCAGGTCCGACTATATTAGGAGGCAATGGGGGGATGGCTGTATCTCCCGAAAGGGTCAATCCTTGCGTAAGCTTGGAAGTTCCCTACTACAGCCAATCCAGATTCGATCTAACAAAGTCGAACAGAAACATCCGGGGATTAACCGGATGCCGACAAGCAGTGGAATTCGCCACTTTTGGTCGGCAGCGCGATACCAGAGGCAGCTTTGCATGCTTTTTGGCAGCTGGAGATGATTTTCAAGTTTATCATTTCACAGGATTGCCTTACATGCGAGTTGTTGAGCGCACTTAAAACCACCGCGTGACCAGGTGGTCCCTTTGGGGTATTACACATTTTTTGATGCTGGAATTTTCCCACTGGGTTTCAAGGCGTCATTTGTTTATATTTGTGATACTCAGGTGTCATA